GGTCATGATCTTGTCCTCTTTCGGTTTCTGATCACTGGTGAACGGGGCAGCGCCCCACGACCTCACACCGTCGCCGATGCGAGCTTCTGATCCGGCGCGGCCGCGCTGCACGATGGCGACGTGGTTGATCCGGATATCTTTCTGGATGGCGTCGTATTTCTCGCCCGCTGGCGTGGTGCCCGGCTCCCATGCGAGATCGCAGGTGTAGCCGGCGGAGAGCTCGCGCTTGCCGCCCTCGATTTCCCCGATGGTGGCGCCGTCCATGACGATGAGCGGGATTCGGACGAATTCACCGTCGCGGGCGACCTCGTCGCCGATCTGGCCGACGGAAAGTGCTTTCCAATTGTCGGCGGTGACGGCCTCGTCCGGATGATCGTTCGTCACCGGCTTGTGCGCGTAGCTGCCGAGGCTGGCCTTGTCGAAGACCTGGTCTTCGGGCCGATAGACCTTCACGACCTGCATTTCGGGCTTGCCGACCTCATGGCCGGCATAGAGCTGAATGCCGGTCCGGGCGGTGCGCACGTCAGCGACAAGGTAGCCGTCGGTGGTCCGTCGCGTCCCCGCAACGGTTGCAGCATCGGTGAATTGCATTATGGTCTCCGAAAATGGAGGGGCGAGGCATGGCCAAGAGAAATGAACCGTACCGGTACATCGAGGTCGAGAGCTATCTTGAGCGGGGCAGCGGCCTACATGGGGCGGTGCACATTCGTCCCGTGGCCGGCGGTCCCTACCCGGTAGATATTCGCGTCGAGTGCCCACGTGAGATGCGAGACACAAATCGCTATAAGCTGGGCACCAAATTTCGCTTGAAGGTGAAGTTGACTGACAAGGAGGGAGGCAGCGACTTCCTCTACTCGCACCATTCATGGCCCTACACCGTGCTTGGCTAGGCTCCTTCGCGAAGTTCTTCGAATATCTCCGGCCCCAGGACGATTTTGCCGCGGTACGGCTCCACCTTGGACAGATCGATTTCGCCGCCGATCTGAATGGAGATGTGCGGCTGGTATTCGGGCCAATCCCACGACGCGCCGGCCTCGATCATAGCCCGGTGGCGCCAGACCAGTTCGGAAGCGGTGATGAGCAAGGCCTTGTACTTGCCATCAGCCCCCAAGCCTTCCATCTGCCGGGGGCCGCCGGCGGCTATCTCAAGCCGAGGCGACCAGCTCTCGCCCATCTCGAACCAGTCGACGGGCGTCCGGCTATGGGCAATGGTCACATGCAGGTCCGGGACAATGTCTGTGAAGCCCTGCCCTTCGGCCCAGCGCACGATCTCGGCGCGATTGATGACGTCTCGGCGCACATAGAGCGTGCGCGGCGCGGCGTCGGCAGTCGGCTTCCTCTGCCCTGGTGGTGTCTGTTGCGCCTGCTGGGCAGCAGTTGCTGCGGCGATCTCTTCCTCGTCGGGCTCCTGCTCGCTGAGCTTGCCGTACTCTTCAATCGCCGCATCGAGGCCTGGTAATGATCCGTCCTCGATGAACGTATTGACCAGCGCATCGGAGACCGCCTCGCGCGGGATGATCTCCTGCCCCGCACCGCTTCCGACCAACTGCCGGGCGGCGTCGGCCTTCGTCTTGAAGACGTCAGCCTTCTCTTTCTCCGACATGCCCCAGAGCGGCGCCCACTCGTAATAGATGTCCGGGTCGCGCGAGCCGAGCGCGCTCCGGATGATGCACTCGTCAAGGCGGGCCATGGCCGGCGTCATCTCGACGGTCTGCATCGCCTGCAGGCGGTCGTAATAGTTCCGCAGGTCGCTTTCGCCGGTGGCGTTCATTCCCGCCGGCGACTGGCCGAGAAGCCTGGTAGCCGGAATGTCGGCGGCGCCCGAGACGACCTGCAGGAACGACATCAGCACTTCGGGCAGCGTGGCGAAGCTCGCCGTCTTCTGCTCGTATTCCTCTTCCTTGTCGAGGAGGAGATCGCCGTTGATGCCCTTGGCCGTGGCTGCGAGCGTGTAGCGCTCGAGGATCTTCGCCCGGTACCGCTCATCGCCGAGGTTCTGCATGAAATCCGGGATGCGGATCACGTTCACCTTCGCCTCAAAGACGAGGCTGGCGATGTTCGCCGCGGTACCGTCGGCCTGCTTGATCGCATCGACGACGGACAGAAGCACGCTGTCGCCCCAGCCCGCATAGGTGGTCGTTACGATATCCTCGTCCGGCTGCTGGCTGCCGTTGAAGACGACCAGGCGCGACGGATGGATTTCCAACTGCCTGCCATCGGCCGAGTTCAGCTGGTAGATCTTCGGCTTGCCATACCATTCGGAAGCCGGATCTCTATCGATCTCGCCGGCCGTGAGATGGCGACGCGTCATGACCGTGAGGTATTTCAGTCCGCCCTTCCCGATGCGCTCGACGTCAAGCGGCTGCGTCAAGTCCTGATCGCCGGTACCGATGACGAGCGCTGCGCCGCCCCAGAGCCGCGCCTTGATCCGGGTCTCCAGCAGCTTGCCCATGACGTTCAGGCGCTTCTCTTCAGCTTCGATAGCCTCGATCTGCGGCTTCTTCGCCTGCCAGTCGCGCCAGGCACGGATGCTGTCGAACGCAGGGATATCGACGATCTTCTTGGGGAGCCACGCGCCCCGATAGGCGTTGAGCAGCTCCTCGTCGGTGAGCATCGGCATCGAATAGACGTTGGCCGCTGCTTTGTCCCGGCAGGTGCCCAGGCTGGCGACCATATTTGTCAGGCTGTCGCGGACGAACGCGATGATGTTGGCCATGTCCGCTCCTAAACGTTCGTCAGCGTGAAGGACGAACCTCCAAGCATCAACTCGGTGAGAGCCCAGACCAGGGCGTCGGCCCGGTCAGGTGAACCCTCTCCGAGGTATCCAGATGGCGTGAAATTGCACATCTGGTCTTCAAGGTCGGGGAAGTCTCCGACGTGATGAACCTTGCCCTGCTCATACAGCGCGCTGATAGGCTCTGCTCGCACCGCTTTGCCTCGGCTGGCGACAACTTCCTTGAAGGGCGCGGTCTTATCAGCCGTCGAGACGGTGAAGCGCACCATGTCGCCGCCGAAGTTCCGTTCCCCGATAATCCGGTGCGCCTGATGACGATGGTAGAGGTCGACCGCTCGCCTGCCCCACCCTTCTGGCGACAATTGGCAAGTGCCATCCTCAAGAATGTAGCCATGCCCATCGATGCCGAGGCCGGCGACGACGATACCGATATCGTCACCCGCACCATCGCCTCTCGTACCGGAGGGGTCGACGGAAACGACGATGCGCCGCATTTCAGGAGCGCTGGCGACACGCAGGCTGTCTATACCCGGCATCAGCTTCCCGTCGGGCGCCTTGCGATCCTCAAGAGCCCACAGAGCGCCGCTGACTTCGCTCGCCCATTCTCCCGCCTCAAACCGCAACCTTTTCGCTGCGGACATCGAGGCCAGAACCTCGAAATACTCGGGCGGCAGGTTCTCCGAGTTGTCGGCAGGGTTCACCTGCATCTCGGCATAGTCTTCCGGCTTGGCCAGCTTCTCCTTCGTGCCTGGCTTCATCTTCGCCCGGAACATCTGGAAGCTCCAATGGAGCTTAGATGGCGGGTTGCAGTCGAAGTAGGCCTTGAGGGCTAGGTACCTTCTGCCTGTCGCGGCGGCGATCGCTGGAGCGAGTTCGCACTTCTGCGCCAAGCGAGACATCGCCGTTTCGACGGATGCCCAAGGGATTTGGCTGCTCTCGTTGAAATAGAGAGTGGCGTATTCCTGTCCCAGGATCTTCTCGACGCGCTCTTTATCATCGAGGCCGGCTATCCAGATCTGCGATCCGTTCGGCAGCTCGACATAAAAGTCGGTCTTGTCAAGCCGCACCCGAACCGACGGGAAGCAGAGGGCCAGAACCTTTGGCAGGGTATCGGACCAGACCGACGTCTTCGCGTGGTTGAACCGAAACCTGAATATGACGTGCCGCGAACCCGGAGCGTTTATCGCTCGCTGGATCAGTGCCCGACAAAGAACGAACGTCTTTCCGGACCGAGACCCGCCACGGAGCATGATGTTGCGCGCCGGGCCGGCAAGAAGGCGATTAGCCTCTCGCTGTTTCTCCGTTAATCGAGCTACCTGCATGCTTCACAGTTCGGCATCCTCTGGCAAGACATTGAGGCTCATGCTCCCAGAGTGCTCCACACGCTCGATGAACATACCGAGGTGCTTGGCGAGCTTCTCCAAGGCGCTGTTCTTGTCCCAGACCTTAATCTTGTGGACGTGCTCGACCTCACCGTCGCCAATGTTGCGGGTCACCACTTCGACCGAAGCGACAGCGGCGGCTGTGTCGTCATCCCACTCCTCGGGCCGAAGCAGCCTGCCGTTCGAATCGAATACGCGGCGAAGGTCGGAGAAGCCGATACGGGAAAGCTCTTTCAGCACGCGCTCAACGGTTGCCTCTGCCTTCAGGGCGCCCTTGCCTTGGATTTCAGCCACGCGCTCCTGAATGCTTTCATATGCATTCAAACGTGCTGCATTTCCCCGGTTAGGCTTAAACCCCGCAAGCTGATATGCCTCGTCGGCCGTCTTACCTTTGGCGAGTTCCTGCGCGAACTTCTCGTGCCGTGCGTTCTTTAGGACGGGCATCGGTTAACCTTGGGGATCAAACATGGAAGACAAAGACAAACGATCAGATCTGCACCGGGCTAAACTCGGGATGGCTATGGTATCTGCTTGCTTGGTGCAGACGCTGAATGAGACCGACCCGACGTTTCAGCAGCGGTTCCTAAAGCGCATGGAAGCCGCCTATCGCGAAATGAAAGACAACACGGGCGGAGATGTTAAGGAGCAGTTGGAGGCTCTTTCGTGGACGATGGAGTTACTGACGGGATGGGACCCCATCGGTGGGCGTCAGGAACCCTTCCTTGCCGAGTATGAGCCATGACTTTGATGGTGTCGCAATTTTTCAGGCCCGACCGGGCTCGCGCTTGAAGATCAGCACCCACCGGTAGGTGGTCTTATAGACGGCCTGGAAAAGCTCGTAGCCATTGTCCCGCCACTCGTTGGCGACACGATCAAGGTCGTCTTCTCCGCCTTCCACTTCCACAAAGCGGTAGTGCATAGGCGCTCTCCTTGCAGTCATCGGAAAACGAGATTGGTTGCCAATCAACAGAACTCCTGCGCATCGTGTCGTTCTGGGCAGGAGGAGAAAATGTCAGAGCTGGAAGAAAACCGTTTGCTGGACTGCGAATTCCAGACAATTTCGTCAGAGCCCCTGATAGGGCGCCTAAACCTTCAAACTGACTTGGGCCTTATCGATCTTCTGATAAACAAAGAGGTCGCGCAGTTCTTAGTTGCCGCGCTAATCGAATTCCTCGCAGAAGGGACCGGCGAAGACGCTCCGAGTTTCACAGTGCATACTGAGCAATAACTGCCCGGTGAGCCCTGGATGAAGAAGTCAGAACAGTCCACTACCCCTGAGATTGGTTGCGGCGACAGGATTCGAACCTGCGACCCTCCAGCTTATGAGGCTGGCGAGCTACCGGGCTGATCTACGCCGACGTGATTATTGAAAAGCGGCCGCCGGGCTCCAATTCCCAAAGGTGGACCAACGCTGAGGAGCCAACATGATTCGGAACAGTCTGATTGCCCTCGCGATAGCCGTCGTCGTCATGATCGTAGCGGTCGCTTTTCTGGTACCGAGGGCTAACGAGACGACGACGGAAACAGCTACACCGCCGGCTACAACGACCGAGCCATCCCCGGCGACGCCGTCGACCCAACCATCAACTGCGCCAGCGCAGTAAACGACCAGGCGCTCTGTATTATCCAACAGCACTACCGGGCGAAGGCAACAAAAAGGCCGGAGCACCTGGCCCCGGCCTTCTGTCTTTTCGCTCTCAAAACTTGAGCCAGTGCCTCCGCGGTCACAAGTCGAAAGCAATGCGCGATTGCCGGCATGTAGTTCTTCCGCGCCGACAAATGCGCTTATGCTAACTTTATACAGCGCGGGGGTTTTCTGGACAACTCGTCCATTCGGGGTATGCGCTGCCAGGATTTCGGGCGCATTTCTTCTACCGCCTATCTCGGCGGTGGCCCGGCGAGTATTCCCTCAACAGAGGTCCGCAACTGAACAGCCACACAAATCACTTGAGGAAACCTATACGGCTTTGCGCAGATTTTCAACCTCTGCATCAGTGAGTGTGTTCAATTCACTGATAATTTTCTGGACGCGCTCTTTGATCTGCGGGCTTAGAGAATCTATAGCTCTCTCCGCCTGATCGACCATGGAGACGCGAGCTTTTCGGCCCTTTGGCAGGATCTTGCGGAGCTGCCCGCGAAGGTGCTGGATTTGCTCGTGGCGCTCGTTTTCCTTCCGGCAGTGCTGCTCATAGAGGAAGGCCTGCCGACGCTCATGCTCGGCGAAATATAGGGATTCGATCGTGGCGTCGGGGAACTCGAGCGGCCCGTAGTTTGCGCCGCGGAGGAAACACACGACGCCGTCAACCCGGCGGAGCTCTTCGAAGTTCAGCCTTGGCAGGTTCACGAAGGCATAGCCGACCAGGAACGGAAAACGCTTCTGGAGGATCTGTTTCGTCCGGTGATGTCTCAACTCGGTGTAGAACGACGGCATGAAGATGTCGAAGCCGTCCTTGCGGCAGTTTCGCTCGATGATGGATTCCATGCGCCGGCTTTCCGGCAGGCCCTCGTCGACGGCCGCCATGCGCTGATAGCCGGGCGCAACGCGAATTGCGTACCAACGTGATCCCTTCATGCTTGTCCCCTCTTCGTAATGCGCTGGCTTGCTAATGCTCTGGATTGATGGTGTTCGCAGTATTTACCGGCAGCCTTGGCTGCACAGAAAAGATAGGGGCCGCCGCTGTTGAGGGGCCACTTGCACTCGCCGGGGAGCAAATCCTCTAGACGTTTCGCATATGGCAAACGCCTCACATCGTAATCGTTGACCGGGACCGGTTCTCTCTCGTGAGGAGTGTACGGTTTGCGCGTTTCCACCTTCCTCGGAGCTGGTGCGGCCTTGTGGGGCCTGGTACTCTTAGATCGTTGTTTCTCCGGGAAAAACGCGCGATTTCGAAATGCGATCCCGACGATTACGTTTCGAGAGACACCGAAGCGTTTTGCGATCTGCGAAGCGGACAAGTCGTCCTTCCAGAGCTTCGAGGCGGCCTCGATGTCGACGGTGCGGTGCTGAATGGTCATGCCGCGCGCTCCTCTTCCGCCGGCTCGGCCGCTTCGATTTCGGACTTCACCTGACCGCGATACGCCATCTGCTCGGCCGTGACCTGGCTGGCATCGGGGAGCGCCAGCATGCGGGCGAGCTCGTCGGCGCGCTCCGGCGATACCGGCGGGGGCTGGACGTTCAGCTTGGTCTGGATCCTGCTGCGGTTGACGCGGACGGCGATCGGCGACCAGACCTCGTCAATTGCCCACAAGTGGACCGAGCCGGCCGGCAATTCCCTAGACTTGGCGAGCTGCGCGAATTCCAGATGGTCGACACCTTCGGCAACCCTGGCGAAGCCCTTCTCCGCCAGTGCGACGGCGCGCTCACGCTGGGTGACGCGCAGGTCCATGAGCCCATGTGAGCTGGGCAGCGTTCGGCTGACGGAGTCCTCGATCGCCCTAAGCGTTTCCTGCTTGCGAATCCGGTCCTCGCGGATGAGACGGCATTCGGCATTGGCCATGGCTGCAAGCTCGGCCGGCAGGGGAATGAAAGCCTTGTTGATGTTCTCGTATTCGCCGCGCTTCAGCTTCACGTAGGCCCGGCGCAGCCCGAAGACCGGCACGTTGCGGAGGGAAAGGCGGTATTCTTCGACCGGGTTTGCAGCAGTGATCGTTTCGGAGATCCGCATGCCGCCCCTCATGAGGCCTTCGATGCACTGGCCGATTTCGTCGGCGCCGGCCGGGGCAAGCTGCTCAGTGAGAGCGGAAATCTCCTGCTGCAAGGTCGACAGTTTGGCCGGCAAATTGGTCATCTGGTTCACCGTAGAGTTCTCGTTTCAGCCTTGCGTGGATATCGTGATGGCGTTGCATGGAAGGGCTTTGCGGCCGGGGCGGCGATTGCGATTGCTGCAGCGGCCGGTCGTCGTATTTGCCTTCGAGGATCGAGACGAAGCTCTTCGGCTGGCAGAGGAAATCGAGGTCGGCGCGCCAGCCTCGGTCGTTTTCGCCACGGCAGAACCGGCTGCGGCCGATCCGCTCGATCGCATCGAGGACCGCCGGTAGGCCATGTTCCTCGATCCGAAGCAGTAGCGAGCGACGCCGGGATGCCGTGACGGCCCTCGGCACGGAAAGCCCGGACTGACGCGCCATTTCCGAAAACGCCGTGACGACCTGGTCGACCGCCGTGGGGGAAGAGCCCCCTTTAGGGGGCGAAGGGGGTATGGATGATTGGGGTTTAGG